GTTTATAATTTTAAAAAGATAATTCTTTGCTTCACCAACAGTTAGTCCTTTAACATTTTCAGCAATAATTACTTTGGGTTTTAAATCTTTTGCTATTCTTAAAAACTCAAAAAATAAGTCCTCTATATTTTCTACTTTCTTACCATCAGAATAATTCTTAGTTTGACCCCAACCTTTAGAATGACTACCTTGTACCATTGAACCAGATACAGAGAATGCAGAACATGGTGGGGAACCATCAAAGATATCTATGTCACCATACTTGTTAAAGTTTTCTGCTGTAAGTTTTTTAATATCATCTGGTAGTACAGGTGTGTCTGGGTAGTTTTCTTTATATGTGTTTATGGCTTGTTCAACGAATTCATTTACACATAATATCTTACCACCTGCAAGTCTATAACCTGTGGAACTACCACCGCCACCAGCAAAAGTAGATACTACTGTAAACTTCTCTTGTTCAGAAGCCTTAACAACATCTTTTAAATTATAAGGTTTATATTTCACTTTCTTCTTTTAACCATTCTTCTAAATTTGCTGTATTGTCAAATTCATACCAATCACTATATACTTCTAACATTCTAGTTCTATTTCTAAAATTAACTTCTCTATTATTTAACAAAGTACCAAATAATTTATCTACACCGGCACCCAGCTGTAAATTTAAATGATTTTCTACTTTGTCTATTTCATTGAATTCGTAAAATCCATTTCTGACATGATGTTTTTGAAATGGTTTATTTAACTGTTCATGATTGTGTCTATAAAAAAATTCTTTTACTGCTGCGGTTAAGTATGGTGTTATAAGTTTTTTATTATTCATTTCTGCAACTTTGTTGTGCCATATATAACCAGCTTGATTTTCTTCTTTAAAATAATCATCTCTAAACTCATTAAAGTTATCACCCTTATAATGTATCATAGCCTTTTTACTTAATCCATAATAACCATCAGCTGCCCAACCAGATAAAACATAGTTCTCTTTTATTTGTGGATAGATGTATAGGAAAGGAAATGTACATTCAAATTGTGTTTTCTTTTTACATCCTAATCTAACCAAGTTATGAAAATCTTCTACTAGTCTGTCTGTTGGTATGGTTACACCAACGAATCTCCAATTTCTCATTTGTGCAATATCTTTTGCTTTATTATAATCATAAGATGGTTCATCTTCTAATCTAAAACTATATGCAGTTATTCTCTTTCCAAGTCTTTCTGCTGCAAAAGCAACAGAGATAGAATCAACACCACCAGATAATAATACTGCAACCTCTTTTTCTGGTATAGAATCATCTACTTCATTTGTTAATATTTTATCTATCATTAGATGGTCAAAATTATTTTTCTTTTTAAATATAATATCCCAATTATCAGAATATGTTTCTTGATTAACTTTCATAGGTCTTTTTTTACTTCCTTTACTCATCCATTATCACCACTAATACAGCACACACAACCCCAAGGACTATAGCGGCAACAATCATACTACCAGCACCCATTAGAAAAACTCCTCTAGTGTTCCTTGCGTTCCATAACTACCATCAATCTGCCATTGTATAATACCTGTAATAAATTTTAATGGTTCTATAAACGACTTTTCAAATTGCATATCATAATCTACTATACTATGTAAGTTTAGTTCTTCTGGTAACTTAGTCATAAATGATATAGATGTTGATTGATATGTGTTTGGTGTTTTCATATGTAAAAATTTAATCTTATCACCCTCTTGTATATAAGGATATTTTCCTTGTAATTTTTTTTCTTTTAAAAGATGATTATATAATATTGCACCTTTACAATGTATAGGTGCTCCTTTCTTAAATAGATTATGTGATTCAGTCCATTTGTTTAATCCATTTACAGAGCGTGGATACGCAACTAGTTCTGGGTTTAGTGTCATAAATTCTTTTCTAAAATCTTGTATGAAACTATTTAGCACTTTTGAATCTTCATTCATTATAATTTTTAATGCTTGTTTAATTTTCTCACGACAAGGTGCAGGGGTTGATGACTTTACAGCTTCAACACCCATGATTTTTAATTTAGGTTCTTTATAACGAACACCTTCAACATCATGTGTATTTAAAATATATCTTTTCTTTGCAACCCAAATTCCTTTGTCTGCAATCACTTCTCTTTTCATTTCCATTTTTTGTTCATATGCATTTACATATTCAGCGAGTTCCTTATAAGCCTTATCAATAAAAGGTTCGATTTTATCTGTAGCGACCTTGTCCAAGAAGTCAACGATTTTTCGTTTGTCTTGTTCTCCTTTGAATACTTTGCTAACAAGTTTGTCAAAACAAATATACACCGAGTCCGTATCTGATGCAATAATGTAATCTTCTCCATTGGTTTCAAGTATCTTATTAAGATACCCATTAA